GTCTGCTCTCGCCTCTTTCACTTTTTCGGACACCAGACATCTTTTGTCATCTCCTTATCCATCGGGCCCACAAGGGGCCCGGATTTATGATTTCTTGATCAGGAAAGCCCGGCGGACACCGCCAGCGGAAGAAGCGCTGCCGTAGTCCGCACCGCCGTTGGCGTACACACCGCCGAAGTAGGCTGCACTTGCCGCATCATCTGTCCACCACCACTGTCTTGCCTGAGTAGATGCAAGCCTTGAGATGATTGTCTCAGGCATTGCCTGGAAGAGTGCAAGCTGTCTCACACGGTTTCCGCCGTTGTACATCTCGCCTGTGTTTCCTGTAAACTGCAGATAATGGCCAAAGACCATCGGCATATTCATGAGGAAGCTCTTCTTTCCTGCCCATGCCCAGCCAGAAGGCGATCCATTGGAGACCGCATTGCTGAGAAGGAGTCTCGCTTCAAGGATATGAGCTGCACCGAAATCCGCCTCAAGCTCACTCTGATGAGCAGGGAGATAAGTGGTGTAGATCAGAGAGCTTGTTGCTCCTCCTGTGGTCACATTCGTTGTCTGATGCTGAGCTGTGCCCTGGCACTCATCCTCGATCACGAGCATGTGGTGATCAGTCATCTCTGTGTCACCGTGGCCAAAGAAATAGTCGGCATCAGCGAAGAAGTATTTTCTGCCGGATGGTGCTGTGTAATGCATACCGACATGGACCGCATCAAAAGATCCATCGCCGATGCTGTCCCACATCTCCTCCGTGATCTCTGTGATCTCTTCTCTGAATGCAAGTCTGTTGGCCGCACCCGATCCGGATCCGAAGATCTGTGTCAGAAGAGCTCTGTGAGAATTTGCGTCAGCTCCATTGTCCAGAAGCATATTCTGGACAGCTCTGTTGATGGGAGCGCTGACCTGTCCCATCTGTGAAAGTCTCAAGTCCGCCATTTTCATCCTCCTTATGCGTAATTGAATTTGATTGTCTGGCGCACGGCCAGAAGGTCACTATCTTCATTCACGATCAATCTGTCACCAGAATCGTTGATCGCAAGACCGGAATCGATGGCCAGATAGCCCTTGGCCATCTCTGACTGCATCTTTTCCTGTGCTTCCTTCACGGAGAGCTCGATCTCCTTGAGCACTGTTGTGGCTCTCCAATAATTCACATCGAAGCCGCCGCCGAGTGTCTCCACGGTGCATCTCTCCAGAGTGTTGTCATAGATGCAATACTCTCCGGGCTCATAGATTCTCTCAGGATCATAGACATCAGGGATGCCGATCTGAGCTCTCAGCCTCTGAATCGCAAGAGCGAGCTGTCCGGCAGGCTCAGGATCAAGAAGATCCTTCACATCATCCCACCAATCTTCAAAGCTCTGCTTCTCATCTGTCTCCCAGCCTTCAAGAGCTGCCTTGAATGCCGCCTCATAGGTCTCGATGTCCTCAACATAAGCATCATAATCATCAGACACCTGCTGCTTATAGTCAGCCATGAATGCATCCAGCTGAGCCACAAGAGTTGCCCAATCGATCTGGCTGACAGTGCCCTCCACGATTCCGCAGAGATCAGGATTGGTGCGTCTGTCTGTGATATTCGCCTGTGAGATTGTTGTCATGCCCTTTGTCACGGATATATCCGCAAGAGCCAGCTCATAGGTGTCTGCTGTCCTTGTCAGCGCCACCGGCTGAGGATCAGCCGAAGGAGTGCCCTGGAGAACATCCAGCACCATCTGTCTGTTGGTGAGATCCCATCTGAGGACAACTCTGTCGATTCGTCCCAGGGAGCCATCTCCGATGGCGATTGTGATCACATGATCGTCCTGATTGCGGAAGGCATAGCCATTGATGAATCCGAATCCGGCTTTGACCGCCACATTCATCGCTCCGTTGGCCATAACCATCAGCCCATTTGTAGGCTTAGGAAAGACACCATTTCCGATGAAAGTGGAGAAATACCATGCCCAATCCTCTGCCTTATAGACACGATCATGGTCAATGCTGTTGAATGGTAAATAATTAGCCACTCTTTTCACCTCGCTTTCTTAATCTTATCCAGAAGAGTGGGAGCTGATTCTCCGAATGTGGCCTCAATCAGCACTTTTCCGCTCTCGAATGTCTGTGTTATCGCTGTGATCCTGGAATTGATCGTGATTCCCCATCGTTTTTCGATGCAGGTCACACGATCGCCCAGGTCAAAATCCTCTTTATATCTCAGATTGCTCATCACATTGATGGAGCTGTTGAAAGTATAGTTTTCTATTCTCTGAGCCAGCTCCGTGTTGCCTCTTGTGGCCAGCATAGCTCTGTATGTTGCAACAGGAATGTCCTGCTGCTCTCCCTGGCTATTCTCAGCCGTGCGCTGGATGTCTGATGCATCGATGAGCACCTCCATCAGCTCATATCCTGAAGCCCCATCCTCATCGACCTCGACAACCTCCTGCTTATTGCTGGAATCTGCAGCGCCTCTCACAAAAGCGTGATTCTTTACATTTGAGGTGTCATCTTCATATTCCTGCTCATTCACATTGTCGAAATCCCTTGAGAAGATACAAGGCGGATTCCCATCCGTGTTGCCCGATGTCAGATTCTTTCCATCGTAGAGATAGAATCCGAATTGCTTGAGTCTCTCGCAGATCAAAAGATCATATCCGATCTTGCCCTGCTGGCATACATCTCTGACCTCATCTCCAAGAGCTTTGAGCTCCTCATTGGAATATTCAGTCGCATCTCCTCCCAGATCTTCCTGGTCAAGGATCACGAGCTGAGGAAACTTCCTCGAAGCTGTTGCTCCGGAGCCAATATTCCGCTCGATGAGCTTGTTGACGATCTGCTGACATGTACCATTGAGCTGGATCTGCGGATTGATCACTCTCTGATTCAGCCATGATGAAATAATAGAGCCACGAGCTTCAATCTGCTCCTGGCCCTTCTCATCTTTTGCATATCTCACATAATTGATCTCGGCAGCTCTCCTCCAGGTGTCCTCATTCGCATCGACAAAATCAATATATTCATCATGCTTCACGAGAAGATTGCCCACGGAGAGAAGCTGTCTGTTGTTCTCCGTCATCGGAGCGAGGATCTTGACCTCACCCACGGAGAAATATCTGATCGTCCAGATGAGAGATGTCATCTCATCGATCAGGCCAAGAGCATTCAGTTCCTTGTCAAAAACTCTCACATCCATAGGCTATACCCCCAGATACTTCTGCGCGAAGTACACAGTGACCTCAAGATTAGAGAGCCCATCGTCAGCATCATATCGGAATATGTTGTCACCGATGTCGAGCTGGAGGAAAGTGGAATCCACATCCATGTAGCGATAAATGTTTGTTTCCTGTCCATTCCTCTGGAGCGTGATGCTCTTATGGCCATAGTTGGTGTCGATCGTGATCACATCTCCGCCCTGCATCGTATAGTTGAGCTTCATGTATTCACGAGTGTTGACATTGAAAAGCGAAGGATTGGAAAGAGCTCCGAGCGCTCTGAACACCATTCGCATTCCTGTGGTCACATGTCCAGCATTGTAGACCGTAACGATGACTGATTCCTCATGGTGGCCGAATGTCATGCTGGTCTCATCATCTTTGATGATCTCAGTCGGGAATTCCCAATCGCCCACCCAGGTGGCAACCTCTTCTCTATTCTCCTGATCCTCTCTCCAGAATGGATCCAAGCACCGGAAGAGGATGGAAAACTCCTGGGAGAGATCCTTGTGCGTAAATCTCGGAGATTCCTTGACCTTCGCACCGATCTTCCGGATATAATTACCATACTGATAATAGAGAGTGCCGGTGAGCTGCGGATTCAAGATCTTGACCGCATCTCTCCTCAGTCTCAGCTGTGTGTCCTTGTCCGGATCCTGGATCTTGCCAACTATCTCGACATCACGAGGCTCGATTCTGTTGCCCACGAGCGTGTCTCCGTCCTGCCCCATGGATCCGGTGGAATAGATTGTGTTTGTGATGTCCGAGATGCCGGTGGCATCCTTCTGGACATTCACATGGTATTTTGAGCCAATTCCAAAGGTGATGCTCTCACCTCTGGAATTGACATATTTCAATGATTCATATTGTTTCATGTCAGCGCCCTCGCAATCTGTTTGAATTCATAGGCTGCTGCCTTCTGCTGTTCGGAATAGCTTGTCTCGTTGGCATTGATGGTCTGATTGACCGTGATCGGAGTTGCATCACGATTCACGATCTCATTCATCAGGGAAACCATCTGAGAGAGAAGCTGGATGGATAAACCTCCACCGGATTCTTCTCTGACGATCTGACGAAGGTCATCCAGAGCACCGACAAACTCAGGTCTCTTCTCGCCGACACCGATGATGGAAGGATGGTCAAAAATACCGCCCTTGTCATACCACTCAACAGAGAAGCTCGGAAGCTTGCCCTGTCCACCAATACCAAAAGGAGCCTCACCGCCACTCACGGAGATGTGAGGGAGCTTGATGTCCAGCTTCAAGCTAATATCGAAAAGCTTCTTGATCTTCTCGATGATTCCGGAGATGTTATCATGTGCCTCC